TCTTTCTTTGTAGTTGGTTTTACTGGCTTAGCATCTTCTGGCTTGATCTGCCCGATTTTGATGCGAAATGCCAATTCTTCTGCTGATAGTTCTTCCATGTTAACTCCATGTCGTAAGAATTGAGATTGCAATCTCGCTGCTTAACATCTCGCCAGCGACGGTAGTCATAACGGAAGGCGCGCTCACCGATCCGATATTCACTTTGAGATTTGATGCAGCAAGTTTAGAAAATACGGCGACGGCGTGATCTTCGATGCCGTTCAGGTTTCCTTGATTGTCGAACATAGGGACAATAATGACTACCTTGAAATGAGCTAACGGCGCAATGTTGTTGTTGTTATTGGTTGGCTCAATGTAAGGATCATCTGGCTGAATAATTACTGAGTTAGCAATTGGCGTGGCAGGTGGGAAGGAAAACACCTGCCATCGCGTGTTATCTACCAGCGCAGTTGCTAGCGTGGTGCGTAAGGTGGTGATCGCCGTCATCCAACCAAGCCCCCTGCTGCTAGGTAGTCCGCAATCAAGCCTCTAACACGCGCCATGAGCGTATTGCCCATGCGATAAGGTGATGGAGAAAAATCAGGTGAAATCCCGCCAGCGTTTGATGCTTGGCGAGCCTGCCAGATGTCAACAGCAACCATAAGTGACGCTTCGCGAATTTCAGGAACAGTTGCGTAATCGATTTGTCCAGCGACTAAAGCGTATCCGTAAGGAACAATAATATGTTTAGTGGTGGTCGTGATTTGTGCATTTACGAATGAAACGTCATAGGGATTCACGACAGTTAAAGTTTGTGAGCCGTTGAAATGTGCGGCGACTAAATCTACTGTAATTGTTTGACCTACATAAAAGCGATCGATGACAGATTGATTGAAATAAATTGTGCCAGTTGTTCCGCTTGCTGAATAAGCAACAACTGAGACTTTGTTAAAAGCCAATTTTCCTTTGATAATGTTTTCGGCAGCTTGACAGACTTCTTCGACTACTGAGTCCGTGTATAGGTCACCTATGCCGAGAGCAAGTCTCAATTCGGCTTTTGTAACGTATGTCGCTGCCATAATTCCTTTCTTAGATTAAGGGAGCCGCCGAGCCTCGAACAGCTCCCTTAACGTTATTGCTAACTAAGCTGCGTTATTGAACTTGAACGCGCCAGCTGCGATCTTTGTCGCAATTGCGTAGTAGCCGTAGTAGCCAACTTCAACCTTGCCTGTTCCGACTTTGTCAGCGCGGAGTTGTAGTCGTGGTGATTCGTACCATGTGTAGCAGTCGCGGTTTACAACAATTAGTGATCCATCTGCTACGCCTGTGAGAGTGTAGTCAACATAGAGATCAAGTCCGAGGAGTGATCCACGAAGTGATTGTGAAACTGAACCTGCTGCGTTTTGTGGCTGTGAAGCTACGAACAATGGGCGGTTTGAAGAATCAACCATTCCCATAATGTTGCTCCATTGTGTTGGAGAAACGATTACTGCTTGTGCGAACTTCAATGTGTTGGAATAAATGCTGTCAGAAGCGCGAGCGATGAAGCCAGCCATTTCTGCGCCATCCCAAGGAAGTGTGATTGCAGTTCCATCAGCTGTTGCGCCAGTCTGAATTGCGGAAACTGCTGCTGCGTTGGTTGACTTTGCGTAAGCATCAGCCATGAGTGATTGCAATTCTGCGAAAAACGCAGGTGAAGTACGATCGAGAACTTCAACGTCGAATAACTGCATGCCAGCAGCCTTCTTAACGTCGACATCTACATATTCGATTTCAACCTGAGTATCACCAAATGCTCCACCTTCTGCAACGCCAGCTGTAACAACTGGAGCAGTCTTAACGCGTGGGATTTGGAATTTGAGACCAGCATCAGGAAGAACTCCAGAGCTGATTGCGTCAATGGTTGGGCGAACTGCTGTTGTCTTGCCATTGATGATTTCTGTCAATTGACGTGTTGGTACGAGACCAGCAACATCGGTTGTATCGGTGTCTGATGCTGCACGAAGCCATTGACGAGCTGAATCATCACCGAGAGCCGCTTTAACGGTGTTCTCTAGGTATGCTTCATTTGTTACGTTGATGATTGGCTTTGTGTATGCAGCTGAGACGGAAACTGTTGGGCGCGAGGCTTCTACCGCAGGGGTTTCTACTGCCTCAGGCGCAACGGACTCAGGAGTGTTCTCCACGAGTGCCTCGCTTTCATTAGTAGTGATTTCTTCTTTAACTTCCTCAGCAGGTGCTTCGGAAGCAGCTACCTCAGTAACAGCTGCGCTCTTGAAAGCGGCAGAGGAAACTAAGGAGACTTCTTCGAGTCGGGCGGCGAGAACGTGAATCACGTTTCCGACATTCTTTGAATCAAGAACCTCAACGCCAACGGACAAGCCGCTGCGAAGATTCTCTGATGCCTCAATGAGTGCATCATTACCGCGTGTGGTGTTAGCAACCTTGAATGTCGCATAAAGCGCGCCATCAGCTGCTTCGATATTTACAGCACGACCAAGAGGCTTCTTGGCATCATGCTCTAATAAAAACTTTACTTTCTTTGCATCGTCGTATTGGACAGAGCCATCTTCAAAGACGACTTTGCCGACATTGGTGTGACCTACTTCGTTTCCGAATGGCAGGATTTTTCCTGAGATAGTGCGGCGAGCATTATCCATCGCCTCAATGTCGCTACTGAACGTTAGGCGCATTATTAGCCCCGCTTTCTGGTGTCATTTCTTCCATTGCTCGTGCTTCTTCAACCGAGATCAATCCCATTGCTAACATCTTCTCAATTGCAGTTAATCTTTCGAGAGTGTCAGAGCGTAGGAAAGTGTCGTCAAGTTCAAAGCGAACGTAGTTCTGTGAATTTGTAATATCGTTCATTGAGAGTCGATCTTCAATAGCAGTAATCCACGGTTGAAGTGTTAATGCCACGAATTGCTTGCGCTCATCTTGAACGTTTGAATATGTCATGCTGGTTGTCTCATCAGCTGAAAGATAATAAGCAGGAACATTGAACAATCTTGCAATTTGAGTAGAATTAGCCATGAGCATGTCTTTATAGCCCATGTCCTTAGGAGAAAATGAAGTTGGCTGATACTCCAGAGTCGAAGTCAGATAAGCCGTACTGCCTCTACTGCGAGACTCTTTCCATTTTGCAAGGAGTGACTGTACTTCAGATTCTGCTAGATCAGCCCCATTGTTTTTTAGAACGCCTGAAGGTATTGGGGTATTGGCAGACACAGCCGATGCCTTTTGTATGTCATAAGCAGAACGTATTACCTGCGCACCAGCTTGAAGAATCGGATCAGTTAGACTCTGGAAAGTAATTAACGAACCAAGTCCATCCATCGGGACTGGTTTGCCGTCGATTGCATAAGAATCTACCAAAGTCGCAGTCGCATTAACATTGACAGTAACGCGAGTAGGTGAAATCCATTCAAAGCGAGCAGGGCGACCATCATCTGCATAAATTTCTGTAACTTGCCAGTAAGCAACGCCGTAAAAGATTAACGAATCAACCGTGAGCGCAATCGTTACGCCTTTAGCCTGATTCTTTGATGGTTGTTCCATCCATAATGGGCGAGCAAGTCTTTCACCACTAGATTTACGATAAAGCTCGAATGGCAAAGCTGCGATTGTGTTTGCGATTAGATTGCGGCACTTTGCCACCGAAGCAACCGCCATCGCTTCCGAACGTGTTACGGGCGAGGCGAAAGTAGGAATGTAGTAAGCGTAGTTATCCGAAATTACTTGTGGCTTGGCTTCGGCTTTGAGGAGATTAGGTACAAATGCGTCAAATAGTCCCATTAGGTATATTATACCCTAAAACGGACATTAAATAAAGATTTGTGGTTTTGGTGTCGGAATTACTAACTCGTGGACTACCATCGCTAATCCGATAGCAGCTGAAACATCACCAGCCGACTTTCGTCGAACTATTCGCCAGCCAGCATCATTGGTTTTAGCAGCACAGTTATTTATAGCAGCGACCAGCGCATCTTGCCCATTGTGAACCAACCTTTTTGCCACGATCGAGTCGTACAGCTCAGAACATGCCTGATAAAACACCTGACCTGACATATCTTGGACTCGGTAACCAGTCTGCTCTAGGCGTTTAGCGATATTGGCGGTTGAATACTTATCAAAGAGGATTTTCTGCGGTTTATAGATTTTCGCCCATTTCACCGCGCCATTAGCGATGGTTAGATCATCAACCGAGACTTCCGAAATCCATTGCTCAGCTATGCCGACACCGATTCGACCATCTTGCATGAGCATCCCTATTACAAGGCTTGCTTGCCGTCTGGAAGGCGCAATATCTATACCGAAGAAGGTTAATCCTACCCCTGCGCTTAATTCGAGTCCCTGCTCGGTTAAATCCTCGAAAGCGCGATACGGGAACGGGCTGGTGAGGCTGTCAATCCATTGACAGAGCGTCTCGGTGCGCGTTGCTTCTACGCTAGAGGTTGCAATTGCCTCAGCAATATCTTCTTCGCTGATTAAGTGTCCAAGTGAAGGATTGGCTAAAGTCCATTGCGCTCGATCATTGAGTTTGCAATATGGTTCAGCCGAATACTCCCAATACCCAAGAGAAACGGGCGGATAGGATAACGCCCGTTCTCTTAGCTCATTCAATACTGTGGAATACGCGTCTCCTGCGTTGGAAGTCATTAACACTTGTGAATTGGCACGTGCGCGAGTTACTGGCTTTGCAGCTGTATATGCTTCATCGCTAATTTCTCGTAATTCGTCAATGTAAAGCAGATCGGCAGTCTTACCGCGTGACCCGTCGCGAGTAGCTGCCACGATCTCGAACTTAGCACCGTTGAGGAGAGTAACGGATTCCTGCCCATTCGCGTATCTGATCTGCTTTACCTGACTTTTAAGGAAGTCGTGGCTCTCGATTACATCGACTACCTTTAGGAAAGTGTCAATCGCCATCCCTCGATTTGACGACATTGACACAATGTTCTTCTCACCGAAAATAAACAGCCCAGCAAGTATACGCATACGCGCAAGGTGAGTTTTGCCGTTCTGACGTGCAATTATCAGTAATCCTGTCTTTCGTACGAATTTCCCGTTCTCATCGACTGCGCAGAGATCATCCATCACTAATCGCTGCCATTCGAGTAGCGGAATCCCAACATCCTCAGCGAGTTTAGCCACCTCATGCCCACGAGTAGCACCTGTCCATAACTGGTTATGTAAACGAGGCTTAACTGCGCCAAGAAGGGTCATTTTTAGTTGCCCCCCGAAGCGTCTGGATTAGATTGGATCGTAAAGGGTGAATCTGTCATTGGCTTGGACTGTGTATGTCCGTTTTGCACCAGTTTGGACTGTTTTGGAGAGGGATGCGAGCCAAAGACAGGGGGGGTAGAATTTACGCTCAAAAAAAAGGTGTCCTGCGTCACACTATCTTTCTTCAATATGTTGCACCTACGACAACATGCAACCAAGTTATCAAGATCATCAGTCCCACCTTTACTTCGTGGATGTATATGATCAACCTCATTAGCTGCATCACCACAGTATGCACATGTATACGCATCACGACGTAGCACCAATAGTCGCTGCTTCTTCCATCTATTCGTTGCAAGATAAGGCTTCTTCATTTAGTAATAGCCTTTAGCTATTGAGTGGTTGTTGGCTTTGCATGCATCATTATATCTATTACGTATGTATTTAATACCCCAATCAATTTGTTTACGTGGTGTGGCGCTTTTAAGCCACACACTCTTTCCTTGTGGTATTCCGTAATGTGATCCGTTATGTGCTTTAGGATTCCAGTTACTTTCTCTGTTCCATAACGCATTTAAGCATGAGAACTCATGCCAGTCTTTTACCTGTCCTAGTGCATACATTCTGTATCTCATCTGTTGTTCTCTTTCGACTGCTTCCGCAGTCTCAGTCGAGATTAGATTTATTGCGATTAACAGAGCTATAAATAGAGATCGGCCGAACGCTAGAATCCGCTTCTCGGCCTCTGAGCCCGAAGCGAATTCGCTAAGCGTACCATACGTGTCAAATCTATTCAAGCGTAAACTCATAAATTTCTTTAGAAAGTTCATAAGGTATGACCGATCTATTTTTTGCGCCTTTGATTGATTGTGTGCCATTTCTCGATCCTCTCGGTGCTGATTGGTGGCAAGTGTCTCCGTTTTTACATGCAGCTCTAGCTTTCCAATTTCCTACCTTTCCGAACAAGTCTGTTGGTTTCATACGAAAGTCGCCATATTGACAATAAGTGACGGTTTGTCTAGGCAAGTTAGCCATAATCGATTGCTTACGTAGCATCCCTCGTGGATTCTCAAGAAGCCAATGTTTAGGATTCAGCTCGTTTATTAATTTGATTGTATGTCTAACTAATTCCAATCCAATTCGTGCTTCATCTGTTTTTGGTGTTTTGTCGACATTCCAATGCTTGCCAATTGAAGCGACGCTAAATGTGGTGCATGGTGGGGAAGCCCATATAAAATCAGGCTGACCGTATTTATCTAGTAAGTATTGACTGGTCAATGACCGAATGTCTCGTTCATGCGCCTCGAACTGCTTGTCTAGCTCAATCCTAATAACGGTATGACCATTATCCTCGAAAGCCTTTGTTGAAGAACCTGTGCCAGCGAAGAAGTCGAATATAAGCATGTCATTTATTGTTCACGCAATATGAACAGTATTCTCCATTCGCAATCCATTGCCATTGCCCACAACCTTTGCATCGTCTGACATCAGCTTCTTTCTCCTTCATAACCACTCGCCTTCAATAGATACACCAAGTCCGCTAATCTAATGATTCCGACCCATTCGTCAATACTGGCTTCGCCTTGTCCATCTAGGCGCAGCACACCGAATCCAAGCCCCTCTTTAGATCGCTCTTTTAATTGCTTCATAGTCTCTGAGATAACCAGCCCACGTCGTGCTTTAACTTCCACATCGAATGGAACATTTATGACATCAGAGCCAGTACGACCAGCACCAGTCGAAGCTGCGCCAATCCATCCATTAGCTTTGAGGTACTCAGCCACTAAGGCTTGAGTTTTGTAACCTCTATGCTTGCGGTTTTGACTCATTGTTGACACATTTACAGTCGGTACAGCACCAGACTTTTTCGACCTCTATTTCAGGCTTGGGCGAATTGCACATATCGCATATCACCACACTCGTATCTTCAACCTTGATTTCCATCTCGAATCTCCTTGTCTTGTTGTCTTTCGGCTTCTAATTGAACGCAGACTGCGCATAAACGATCCTCATTGACTTC